TGGCTCAAAAGGCTTTAGCAGAAAACAAAAAACTGCAAGAAGAAGCTAGAAAGGGTCGTGAAGCGTATTTAAATACCGCTAAAAAATCTGTTGAATACGAAACTGAAATGGCTAAACGAGCCTATAAAGATGCGTATGAATCAGGTGATACAGACTCTATTGTTGAAGCTCAAACTAAACTTTCTGAAGCAAATTACAGAAAACAACAAATTGAAAACTATGTACCTCCTAGACAAGAGGAAGAAAATAGTGTAAATAGTACATCAACTGAAGCTGTTAAGCCTCAACTAGATGCCAAAACTATGGCGTGGCAAGAGCGCAATACTTGGTATGGAACAGATGAAGAAATGACTTCGGCAGCCATAGGGCTTCACCAAAAGTTAGTTCGGCACAAAGGCGATGCTTACGTAGGTTCAGATGATTATTGGTCGGACGTTGACAACACAATGCGCCGCAGATTCCCTGAGTATTTTGAGGGAGAAAATTTTACGGACGGGGGCGGCAAGCCTGTTCGTGCAGAAAACAAACCCGCCACAGTGGTTGCACCAGCATCCCGAAGTACATCTTCCAAACGGATCGTACTAAAGCAGTCACAGGTAGCTCTAGCTAAAAAACTTGGCTTGACACCTGAACAATACGCTAAAGAACTTAGGAGATTGGAGAACCAAAATGGCTAATAATAGTAAAGATACTAGACTTGCACGCGAATTAGAATCACGCGAAACACAGGAAAGACCTAAACAATGGAAACGTCCTGAAGTACTTCCAGAACCAAACAAAGAATCTGGGTACGTGTATCGTTGGGTTAGGGTTGCAATGTTAGGACAACAAGACCCACGTAATGTCTCGTCCAAAATGCGAGAAGGTTGGGAACCTGTTTTGGCTAGCGAACAACCACATTTACAAATGCTTGTCGATCCCAATAGTCGTTTCAAAGACAATATTGAGGTCGCGGGTTTGTTGCTTTGCAAAATGCCTGAAGAGATGGTTGAGCAACGTAGAGAATACTTTGCGGAACAAAACCAAGCTCAAATGGAATCTGTAGACAACAATTTTATGAGAGAGAATGATCAACGAATGCCTTTATTTAAAGAAAAGCGTTCTACTACGTCATTCGGTAAAGGTAAATAATTTTTTAGAGAGGTTATAACATGGCTACTACAGCTGCCCCTTATGGGCTTCGGCCTATTAATCGGGTTGATGGCATGCCTTATGCTGGTGCAACAGATACTTTCCTGATTGATCCAGCTGGTGAAGCCACCAACATTTTTTATGGACAAGTTGTTATTATTGGCGCTGACGGGTATATCGCTCTATCAACCGCTACTGGTGCTGACATTACTACCAATAACCTTGGTGGTTCTGGTGTAGGTGCTATTGGTGTGTTTGTTGGTTGCGAGTATGTTAATGAGCAAGGCCAAGTAATCAACGCTCAATACTACCCATCAGGCACTTCTAATGGTGGAGAAATTAAAGCTAAAGTGATTACTGACCCATCTGTAGCTTTCCAAGCTCAATTAGATGGTTCTGGTGCGCAAACAGTTTTGGGTAATAATACATTCTTCGCTGCTGCACAGAGTACATCTACTGGTAGTACTGCTACTGGTAACTCTACAAGTGCTTTGGATGCTACTGTTCAAACAGCAGCCGCTGCCTTCCGCATCGTAGGTTTTGTTTCCGAACCTGGAGACGCATTTACAGATGTGTTGGTAAAGTTTAACCCCAGCGCTCATTCATATTTGAATAACGTTGGATTATAAGGAGATATGTAAATGGCTATTTCACGCGCCCAACTACTAAAAGAACTCCTTCCTGGTCTTAACGCCCTTTTTGGCATGGAATATGCACGATACGGCGAAGAGCATAAGGAGATTTTTGAAACCGAAACTTCTGAGCGTTCATTTGAAGAAGAGACAAAGCTATCCGGCTTTGCAGCAGCACCTGTGAAGGATGAGGGTAATGCTATCGCTTACGATAATGCACAAGAGGCTTGGACTGCTCGCTACAACCACGAAACCATTTCGCTTGGTTTTTCTCTTACTGAGGAAGCCATTGAGGATAACTTGTATGACTCATTGTCATCTCGTTACACCAAAGCGTTGGCTCGTGCTA